AACTATTCTCAACCAATCTTAGTCTAATACTGGGCGTACGCCACACACAACCAGTAATAGGCTATTTTTATTTTCATAGGTCGAGGGTTTTCATATGATTTGTCCCTTCCTTAGCGAGCCTTACCGGAGCTCGTGACCACGATCCGGTTTTTTATAATAATAACTAGGAGTAAGATATGTTACTAAATAACGTAGAACTAATGTGGTGTAAAGTAGGTGAAAACGCAGGTACTAAGTATGGCTCAGAAGAAAAGGAATGGTCAGTAGACTGTATCTGTTCTGACAAGCAATCAAGTAACTGGGTTAAAGCCAAACACGCTACTAAAGAAAGAACCAATGATGATGGAAAGAAATTTATTAAGCTTACCAAGAACTGTATTAAGAGAGACGGCAACCCTGCCGTAGCTATTAAAGTAATTGATAAGCACGGTAATGATGTCGATCCACTTATCGTTGGCAACGGCTCTAAAGCTAATGTACAGTATACTACTTTCGAGTGGGATATGGCAGGACGTTCAGGAGTTAAAGCCATACTAACTGCACTACAAATCACTGATTTAGTAGAGTATTCAGGTAACGGCACTACCGAGTTTGAAATCGAAGAGCAACCGGAGGTTGCTTTAGAGACAGAAGACGAGGTATTTTAAGTAAGGTCATAATGCCCCTCGAAAGAGGGGTTTTTATTTTCAATCATAATAAGGAGGACACTATGTCTAAAGAAGTACCATACCACAAGAAACCACTAGGACAGATAAGAGCAGATGCTAAGAAGCATTTCAATAACCCTTATCGTTATGTGCCTGAAGAAATGTCATATGAAGAAGCTATGACAGGTAAAGGAGACTATGTAGGTGGAGAACACTACAACAGACTTCCTGACCAACAACAACCAGCAGAGATAGCTCATGCTTGGGGGTTAGACTTTCTATTGTGGAATACAGTTAAGTATCTGTCTAGAGCAGGTCATAAAAAGAATACTAATATGGATAGTTTAGATAAAGAAATAGATGACTTAAAAAAAGCTATTGATTATATTCGTATGCGTATTAATGTTCTGAAAGGCAGAACGCCACTAGACTTTGGTCAATCAGAGCCAAAGCAAGTTGATTGGCTTGATGAGCCAATGGAAAGCTTTAATAAGCGTTGGAACCCAGAAACAATGGGAGAAGCAAGAGAAAAGTATAGTAATTACAAAGCTAATAAAGAATACTATACTAGACTAGCTGAAGCAGAAGGCAAACCACTAGGAGAATTAGATGATGACGGCATTCCTTTATAAATGGACTAACCGAGATAACAAAGAGTATTATATAGGTGTACATGAAGGCAAAGAGACAGACGACTACATAGCGTCTAGCACTAGCTTTCTAGAGAAGTATAATGCTAGTAAAACAAGGTGGAAAAGAACTATACTAAGTCACCACGATAATATGGCAGAAGCTCTACGAGCAGAGGCTGAAACAGTAACTGAAAAGACTCTTAAAGACCCTAACTGTTTGAATAGAATGGTTGGGGGCGAGCCCACTTTTACAGCGCTTGAACTCAAAATGGCTACACTAAGTGCGCTGTATCATCATAATAATTTAGGTGCTGTAGGCTGTAAGGAAAGCTTTATGAAACTATGGGGGCATTATCCAAATAAACATTGGTCGCCTACATCGTGGACAGAGCCTACCTTATACGCCTTAGCCTGTTCTTTAACAAGGTTTATAACTAAGGAGGAGTAATACCATGTCACTATTAATAACCGATATGTGCATTAATTGTGACGTGTGTATGCCTGAATGCCCTAATGAAGCAATATATATGGGAGAAGAAATCTACGAGATTGATGGAGATAAATGTACTGAATGCGTAGGGCATCATGCTGTTCCTCAATGTGTAGAAGTTTGTCCGGTAGATTGTTGCTTACCAGACCCTGATAGGGTTGAAACAAAAGAAGAACTAATACAAAAAGTAAGGAGGTAAAAATGAGAACACAAGGAGTTCTTAAATATCATGGACCATGCCAAGCGTGTGGATCAAAAGATAATAAAGCAGTGTATGAGCATGATGACGGTGAGTTATCTGCTTATTGCTTTGGATGTGGAGACTATGCTGTTGAAGGTAGTCTTCCTATAATTAATAATAAGGAGTATGATATGTCACTAGAAACAGTGCAAGATGTAAATGAATTCCCTACAAGAGGATTCAGAGAAAGATGTATTACTAAGAACGTTGCTGATAAGTACGGTGTTAAAGTAGGTTACAGTGAGAATGACGGTACTACTATACAATACCACTACTATCCTACAACACGCAACAACGAGGTAGTAGGTTACTCAAGAAGAGAAGTAGCTACCAAAAAGTTCATAGCAATAGGTGATACTAAGAATGATGTACAGTTGTTCGGTCAATCTTTATTCCAGCAAGGAGCTAAAAAGCTAGTAATAACTGAAGGCGAGTTAGATGCTATGTCTGTACAACAGATGTATTCTAACAAGAACAACGAGTATCCTGTTGTATCTATAACTAACGGTGTAGGCGGTGCTAAGAAACAAATAGCTGCTAACCTAGACTGGATCAACTCATTCGAAGAAGTAATCTTTATGTTCGATGCTGATGAAGTAGGTAAAAACGCTGCAGACGAATGTGCTAAGCTAGTTAGAACAGGTAAAGCTAAGATAGCTAACTTAGGTAGACACGGTAAAGATGCATCAGACTATTTAGTTAGTAGTCATCTAAGAGAATTAGATGATTCTGTCTGGAGAGCACAGGAGTATAGTCCTGCAGGCATTATTAACAGTGCATCCACATGGGAAGAGTTCAGTAGAGATATGCGAGAAGATAGCGTACCATACCCCTCTTGCTTTTGTAATGTAAATACACTAACTTACGGTAGAAGAACAGGTGAGTTAACTATCTTTACTGCTGGTACAGGTACAGGTAAGTCTAGCTTTATTAAAGAAGATATCTATCACTTACTTACTACCACTAAACATCAGATAGGTATCGTGTCACTTGAAGAGTCAGTTAAAGAAACACTAGATGGGATTATTGGTCTACACTTAAACAAACGAATTAACCTTCCAGATACCCCCTTCGATAGAAAAGGTAAAGAAGGTAAAGACGCTTGGGAAACAGTAGCAGGTAACGGTAGATTTACTTTACTAGACCATCAAGGTTCTCTAGCAGACAACAGCTTAATGGATAAGATAGAATACCTTGCAGCAACAGGCTGTAAGTTTATTTACTTAGACCACATTACTATTGCAGTCAGTGAAGTTGACGGTGATATTAATAGAGGTATGGATCGAGTCATGTCAGACTTACTTAAGCTATGTAAGAAGTTTGATGTATGGGTTGGCGTAGTATCTCATTTAAGAAAGACAGGCATAGGCTCTATCTCTTATGAGGAAGGTGCTGATGTTACAGAGGATAGTCTTAAAGGTTCTGGCTCACTTAAGCAGATAGCCTTTCAGATTATAGCGTTCTCTAGAAATAAATATGCTGAAACAGAAGACGAAAGAAACCAAGTTAAGCTAAGTGTTCTTAAGAATAGATTCACAGGCAAGACAGGTTACGCTGGCTCTGCTAAGTATAATGAAACAACAGGTAGATTATCTAATGTTCAAGCAAGAGCAGACGAGTTTACTATTGAGTAATAAATAATAATAAGGAGGTAATATGAAATACATATTCGATGTAGAAGCAAACGGCTTGCTTAATCAAGCTGATAAGATATGGTGTATAACATTATATAGCCTAGAAAAGAGTAAGACAGAAACATTTACAGACGAACTCGATACACATCGTTCTATAAGTGCTGCATTAAATATAATGGCAGGAGCAGAAATGCTTATCGGTCATAACATTTATGCTTACGATTTTCCTTTACTAGAAAAAGTTAAGGGCTGGAAATACAGCGGTAGAATTTTAGATACCCTACTGTTATCACAGCTACTTAACTTTGATAGAGGAGGTCACGGTCTAGCCCAATGGGGAGAAAGGTTTGGAGTACCTAAACCTAAACAAGAACAATGGGAGTTCTTTGAGAAATCAATGATACACCGTTGTCAAGAAGATGTAGAGATAAACAAGAGAGTATATGTGAGGTTAAAACAAGAGTTCCAAGTGTCTAAGATACCCGGTAGTGTTGTTAAGATTGAACAAGAAGTAGCTAGGATTAGCGCTGAACAGGTTAAGAATGGTTGGCTAATGGACATTAAGTTAGCAGAAGAATACTTTGATTACTTATCTAGTGAGTTAGAAAGACTAGCAGGTAAGATAGAACCACTATTACCTATGGCTATGAAACGACTTGATCCAATAGGTAAAACAATAATACCTAAGTACACTAAGAAAGGAGAGCTACACGCTCATCTAAAGAAATACTGGGAAGAATATGACTTTGGTTATATGAATCGTGAAGGTAAATTAGGCGGTGAATACTCTCGTATTACATTCATCAAGCCTACAATGACACAACACGCTTTAATAAAAGACTTCTTACTTAAACAAGGATGGAAGCCTACCACATGGAATAGTAAAGTAGAAGACGGCAAGACAGTAAGAACCTCACCTAAGTTAACTGAAGATAGCTTTGATTCTATTGAGGGAACTATAGGACAGGACTTAGCAATGCACATGGTATACAGCCACAGAAGAAACGCACTCAAGTCTGTTAAAGGAAACACAGGCTGGTTAAACACAGTAAGACCAGACAACAGATTAGAATGTATACCCATGACATTAGGTGCTGCAACAGGTCGTATGCGTCATCGTAATTTAGTTAATGTACCGTCTGTTAATGCTACATTCGGTAAAGAACTAAGACGATTATTTATAGCACCACCTAATAAAGTACTAGTAGGTTGTGACTTAGCCTCAGCACAATTAAGATTACTCGCTGCAGCTATGGGAGACCCTGACTATAACAAGACTGTTATTGACGGAACAGAGGAAGAAGGTACTGATATACACTCTGTTAACGCAAGGATAGCAGGACTAGCCAATAGAAAGCTAGCTAAAACATTTATATATGGTTTCTTATTCGGAGCAGGCGACCAGAAAACTGCTGGTGATTTAAGCATAAGCACAAGTGATGCTAAGGAATTAAAAGCTAAGTTCCTTAGAGGACTACCCGCACTAGGTAGCTTGAAAGATAAACTAGAAAATCAATTCGATCGTAGCGGAAACAAATTTATTATCGCTCAAGACGGTAGAAAGATACTAGTAAATAGTAAACACAAGGTACTTAATTACTTGTTGCAAGGTAACGAAGCAATTCTTACAAAGAACTGGATGGTGTTATCAGATAAGAGAATAAAAGAAGAAGAAATAGATTGCAAGCTATTAACCGTAATGCATGACGAACAAAACTTTGAATGTAATCCCCTACACGCAGAAAAACTAGCTATAATTCTGGAAGAGTCTGCTACACAAGCAGGCGAGCTACTGGGATTCAAATGTAGAATGGATGG